GAGGACGTCTTGTGAGTGACGCTGGGCACAATAGCTCAGATGAGCGCCTTCGCCTCTTTATCGAGCGCATAGAACGTTTCGAAGAGGATAAGGCAATCATAGCCGAAGACATCAAAGACGTATATGTCGAGGTCAAGGCAATGGGCTATGACGCAAAGATCGTCCGGCAGCTTGTGCGTCTGCGCAAGCTTGCCGAGCACGATCGCAAAGAACAGCAGGCGCTACTAGAAACGTACGCGTCGGCTATTGGCCTCGATCTGATCTGAGGCTATAGAGGGCGTAGCAGGCAAATCCCCTCTCTCCCAGCCTGCTACGTCCTCCTTTTTGGCGAGGCGCGCGGAGGTTACGGTTTGTCTCCTCTTGACCGTTGTTGGTACCTCTGCGCGCCTCACCAAAGAGGAGGACCAACTCATGAGCACTTTGTGGCTTGATTTAGAGACATATTCTGCCACGCCCATAAAGCACGGCGCGTATCGCTACAGCGAGGACGCCGAAGTGCTTCTCGTGGCCTTTGCGTGGGACGATGAGCCTGCCGAGGTTTGGGATATGACTGAGGGGCGACGCGATCTGCGCACGCTACAAATGTCGATCGACACGGCAGACGAAGTGGTCATACACAACAGCATGTTCGACCGAACCGTACTAGCTGCGCAGGGCATTCACGTGCCTGTGGAAAAGATTACTGACACTATGGTTCTGGCTTTGCAGCACGGTTTTCCGGGCTCTTTGGGTATGCTTTGCGACGTATTGGGCGTTCCTGTCGATAAGTCTAAAGACAAAGCAGGTAGAAAACTGATACACTTGTTTACCAAGCCGTGCCCCAAGCATTGGAAACTACGGAGAGCAACAAGTGCCACACACCCCGAAGAATGGGCCCGCTTCATCGAATACGCCCGCCTCGATGTGGACGCAATGCGAGACGTATGTGGACGGCTTGTGCGATGGAACGATACTAGCGTTGAGCGGAACCTTTGGCTGCTCGACCAGAGAATTAATGACCGTGGCATCGGAGTCGATAGAGAACTCGCTAGATCCGCTACACGAGCTTTTGATCGAGCTTCGCGAGCTTTGGCCACTCGTGCAGGACAGCTCACTGGAGGACGAGTAACGTCTGCCACGCAGCGCGACGCACTGCTGCGTTACTTGAGGGAAGAGCGCGGCCTAGAGTTGCCCGACCTTACTAAAAAAACGGTTGAAGAGCTTCTGTCTGGCGACATAGATCCGCACGCGCGCGAGTTGCTTGAAATACGGCAGCAGGCTTCCGCTACGTCACCCGCAAAGTTTAACGCCCTGAGCGACGCAGCCAATAGTGATGGTCGTCTGCGCGGGATTATTCAGTTCTGTGGCGCGGCGCGCACGGGACGGGATGCTGGGCGCATATTCCAGCCGCAAAACTTGCCGCGACCTACGCTCAGCGAGCAGCAGATAGACGCGGGAATCGCGGCCATGAAAGCCGACTGCGAAGATCTGCTATTTGACAATGTGAGCGAGCTTTGCGCCTCGGCCGTTCGCGGAGTGCTAGTAGCGCAAGAAGGGCGCAAGCTGGTCATAGCCGACTTGTCAAACATCGAGGGGCGCGTTCTGGCGTGGCTTGCGGGCGAAGAGTGGAAGCTGAAAGCTTTCCGCGACTTCGACAAAGGCGAAGGGCACGACCTGTACGTCATGGCGTACGCCAAAGCTTTCAATGTAGAGCCAGAAGAGGTGATAGAGAACAAGAAGTCCGGCGACGGATCCATGCGACAGATCGGCAAGATCCTAGAGCTGTCCATGGGCTATCAGGGTTCTGTAGGCGCTTTTGCTAAGATGGGCGGCGAAGCCATGGGCTTGGACGAGCAGGAGGTGCTGCGCCTAGTCCGAGCGTGGCGCAAGTCCAACAGAGCCATCCAGTCGTTCTGGTACGATATCGAGGGCGCGGCCAAATTGGCCATAGACGAGCAGGGCACGACCACCGAAGCCGGTCTTGTTAAATTTGACGCGCGTGAAGACAAAAGAGGCGAGTTGTGGCTGCGCATGCGCCTGCCCAGCGGGCGCTACGTCTGCTACTTTCGTCCGGCCATAGGAAGCGACGGTAGACTGTTTTACGAGGGCGTTGATCAGTTTACGCGCCAGTGGAAGCAGATTGACACTTATGGCGGAAAACTTGTGGAAAACTTAGTCCAAGCCACCGCTCGCGATGTTTTTATGCACGGCATGCGCTTGGCCGAGGATAAAGGTTACCCCGTCTGCATTCGCGTGCATGACGAGCTTGTGTGCGAAACGCCGGACACCGACGAGTGGACCGCGGAAGGCTTGTCTGCTCTCATGGCCACTAACCCTAGTTGGTCGACAGGCTTGCCTCTGGCGGCGGCTGGCTTTGAGAGCTATCGATACCGGAAGGAGTGAGACATGCTTGATCCACTCGAAATCATACGGCGCAACCACTACACGGGTTCGGTACCGAGTGGTAAGCGCGCAGTCTTTCAATATGAGGACGCGATCGTGGTGTTCGCGATACCGGCCAACAAGAACATTAGCACTTGGCTGCTGGGGCGGCCCAATGTCGTGTGGGAGTTGTCCCGCCTCTGGGCACCGGACGGACACCGCCCTAATCTCTTGACCGAGGCAATCGCCGACGCGACGCGACGCTTCCGGGGGGAGTACCCCGAAGTCGAAGCCCTCGTGAGCTACGCCGATCCTAGCGCAGGCCACAAGGGTGGTGTGTACCGCGCCGCCAGTTGGATGTTCTTGGGGCAGTGCGAAGAAACTCGATCGTACCGTTCACCCGACGGGCGCATCGTATCGCGCCGAGCCTTCCACAGTGGTAGGCGGTCTCTGCGGAAGGCGGAGATAGAGGCGCTTGGGTACGTGCAGGCTAACACCCCCGGCAAGTATAGGTTCGCCAAGCCGCTATCGCGGAAGGCTCGTAAGCTGTTGACGAAACACCCTGCAAGGAATGAGGCATGACCCCCGCGGGCAAGCTCCAAGAGCGTTTGAAGCAAAGGGTGCAGAAGAGCGGCGGCCAATACCGCAAAGTACGGTGGGAGGGGCGCAGGGGCTGCCCAGACTGTTTTGTGTGGTGGCCAGAGGGCAAGTGCGGCTTTGTTGAGGTGAAGGCGCCCGGCGACAAATACAGCAAGCTACAAGCGCGCGAGGTGGAGCGCATGCAATCGGCAGGCTTGCAAGTGCATACGCTTACACACGAAAGCGAGATCGATGACATCTTAAAATCTTTGCGGGGTTGCAACACCTGATTGCATGTGGCATAGAGCGCGTACCAACAAACGGAGATAGCTGTGCCGCAGAACTTCAAACCTCACGATTACCAGCAAGAGGCGATGGCGCACATTTACGCCAATCGTCGCTGCGCTTTGTGGATGCCGATGGGTGGCGGTAAGACTGTCACAACGCTAACTGCACTAGAGCACTTATCTCTTGTTGAGGAGGTATACCCAGTGTTGGTGCTAGCTCCCCTGCGCGTCGCTAAAAGCACGTGGCCGGCAGAAATAGGCAAGTGGGACCACCTCGATCACTTGCGCGTCAGTGTCATAGCCGGCAAGCCAAAGGAGCGCAAAAAGGCGCTTGAAGCGCAGGCGGACATATACTGCATAAATTACGACAATCTCGTTTGGTTGCGCAAAGAGCTGGGAGAGGACTGGCCTTTCAAGACAGTAGTATCGGACGAGTTTACGCGTCTAAAGTCTTTCCGCTTGCGGCAGGGTGGCGCACGTGCTCGAGCTTTGGGTCAAGTTGCGCACACGCACGTTACGCGTTTCATAGGCTTGACTGGAACGCCCGCGCCAAATGGGATTAAGGATCTGTGGGGGCAGACGTGGTTCCTCGACAAGGGGCAGCGTCTTGGGCGCACGTTCACCGCTTTTGAACAGCGTTGGTTTTACAAAGGCTATGACGGTTTCAGTCTGCAGCCATACGAGCACTCTCAGGCCGAAGTGGAAGACCGGCTTAGAGACATTTGTTTGACCGTGAGAGGCTTGCAGGTGGATGAGCCTATCGTAGCGCCGCAGTGGGTCGAGTTGCCTACGTATGCGCGCAGCATATACGATGAGATGGAGGAGGATATGTTCGCCTATCTTGCGGAAGAGGGCGTGGAAGCGGCAAACGCAGCCGTACGCACACAGAAGTGCCTGCAGATAGCCAATGGCGCGATTTATCGAGAAGATGGAACTTGGGAGGCTTTACATGAAGCTAAACTCCAAACGCTGGAGAGCATTTGCGAAGAGGCCGGAGGGGCGTCAATTCTTGTGGCGTACAACTTCAGACACGATCTCGATAGGCTACGGCATCGTTTC